CAGCAACGGGACTTATGGTTTATGATACAACATTAAATAAATTAGCTGTTTTTACTGGTGTAAATTGGGAAACAATAACTAGCTTATAAAATAAAATAATATGAAACAAATACAACCTATTCAAATTTGGGTAAACGGCCAACAGCAAACAGCAACCGTTTTTAACTTAATTATCATTAACGATAATTTATTAAACAGTGCAACATTTTACTGGCAATTATTAGATAGCGCAGAAATAAAACTAGCAGACGGCAATTTAACAATGGGTGAGCCAACATACGATCAATGGGGTACTTCAAGCGACGTAAACCAGTGGGCTTATGAGTGGGCCGCGACGCAGTTAAATATTACACTAGCTTAATTAATCTTTAAAATACAAAACCAATGGAAACAAAACAAGCACTTGCAATTTTAAAACAAATTTTAGACGCGGCTAGCAAAAGCGGTTTATTTGAAAACTTAACGGCTGCAATGACAGCGGCCGACGCTTACAATGCGGTAGCACGTGAATTATTAAAAGAAGAAAATGGCGACGGATCTGTTATTTAGTATTGTAGTTTTTGTAGCCGCTGGCGGTGGCTTTTATTTCACAACTAAAAACCGTTTAGATAAGATTGAAAGTGATCTATCTAAGCACAATAATACCAATACTGAAATATTAGATAGGCTGGCGCGCATTGAAACTAAACTGGATTTTGTAACTAAAATGTAACAATATGTTTAAGAACTGGAAAACAAGTTTATTTGGCCTAGGGGCCGTAATAACTGGGGTTGCAACAGTATTAAAAGGCGACGTGCCAACTGGTATAACAGCCATATTAAGCGGCCTAGGTTTATTTGCAGCAAAAGACAGCGACATTAATTTAAACAACCGTCCATAATGACTAGCCAAACCAAAAAAATATTGGTGGTTACTGTTGTGGCGTTAATCTTATTAAGCAGCACAATGGCAATAGGAGCAAAGGCCGAGGAACTGATCAAAAAGTTTGAAGCCGACGATATAAATAAATATTTAAACGCTTATTTAGATCCAGTGGGAATACCTACAATAGGCTACGGATCTACCTATAATTACGACGCAAAGCGTAAAGTAAGGCTAGGTGATAGTATTACCCAGGAAAAGGCTATTGAGTGGTTAAGAAGGGAAACAAAATCAATAGTGCCAAAGATCAAAGCACTGGTTAAGGTACCTATTAACCAAAACCAGCTGGATAGTTTAACTAGCTTCGTTTATAACGTAGGTATTGGCGCATTTCAATCTAGCACGCTTTTAAGGTTACTTAATAGCGGCGCGCCTAAAAGCGAAGTGGCGGCCCAATTTGACCGCTGGAATAAAGGCACTGTAAATGGCCAAAAAGTTATTTTACCAGGCCTAGTAAGGCGTAGAAGTGAAGAAAAAGCACTATTTTTAGCATAAGCAAGCAAGTTGGTTAGATAAATTTCAATGGTCTAGTACAAAAAGGAAGCCTGGTGTATCTACACTGGGCTTTTTTATGCCCCTACAAAAATAAATTTGGTGGTTTAATCGTTTTTACTATAATTTTACCAAAGACAAACAAAAACCCTATTTTATGCAATTAAAAACCGACAGTAAGATCCTGGGCGAAATTGCCAGCTTACAACACAAAATTTTGCGCCTGGAAGCATTACGGGCCTTATCACCTTACGAACAATGCACATTTTTTTTCTATTCTAGCAGTGGTAAGTTTTTATCGTTAAATGAAAACGATTTGCCGTTTGACCTATCTTTTGAAGTTAGGATCCTAATAGACGCGGCCCTAGAACACTACCAGCACGAAATTAAAAGATTAGAAAATAGTTTCCAATGCGAAGAAAATTAATAAGATTTATTGCAGTAATTTTTTTTATTGTAATATCTATACCAGTTTGCATTTTAACTTATGCAGCTTCACATATTTTTTATTACACATACAGATTATTAAATTTATTAAAACTAAACAAATGAAAAACGATTATTTAAAAGATCTAGCCGACGGCTTTGGATCAATGAACAAATTAGAAAACAAAAAAAACGAAAAGCAGCCCGATTACCAGGGCTACTTCAAATCAGACGGCAAAATGTATGAAATTGCTGGCTGGGTAAAAGTTAGCAAAGCTAACAACAAGTACCTTTCTATTGCAGTTAAGGAATATACTGAAAAACAACCTAATAACGAACTTTAAAAACTAGACAAATGGAAGACGTAATCAAATTATTAGAAGATCAAATCAAAAAAATTGATTTAGAAATAGAACATAATGATCAATTAATATATAATCATTATCAATGTAAAAAAACATTAGAAATGCATAATGAACATTATGCAACAAAAAGAACACAAATTTTAGACGCTATTGCTCAATTAGCTTTAACAAATTAAAAACTACACAAATGGCAACTTACATAACTATTATTGATTTATTTAATCAAAGTACATCTGTTGAAATTGACAGTGAAAAAAGAGGTATATATGAACGACTTATTGCACGTTTTTTTAATGATAATGATGTAAATACATTATGCATAATTTCAAAAAATGGTGATGAATATTATATAGCAAAAGAACTAGCAAAAAAATTTGTAATAAAAATTAATACTTATACTAATGAAAATTGATAAAAATGCCCCAGCTTTTCCAGTTATGCCAGTCCAGGATCAATTCGGCCGCTTAGTGGCGCCAATACCTGGTATGACAAAATATGAGCAAGTTTTACTACAAATACTTTGCGCCAAAGAAAGCCAAAACAACAAAAGTAATATAGGTATTTCAACACTTTTAAGAGAGTGTGAAACACTAGCAAATGAATATTTTTTAACCCTAGAAAAGATAGCAAATGAAAACGAAAATAATACTAAGGTTATTGAGATGTAGCCCCAATGTTCAAGCTGTAATAGCCCTAATTATTGCAGCCATTTTAATCGGCTTTTTACAAAGGATCTAATGATAGACGGACAAGACAAATTAACTTTACAAGAAAAACTAGCACAGCGAAAATACAAGCCCGATTTCATCCCCCCCCCAAGCCAGGTAATATTCACTATTGACGATAAACCAATTGGAACGATCCAAAATTTTATCGTTTTTAGTGGATTGCCTAAGGCGGGCAAAAGTACCTTTTTAGCCGCTGCAATAGCTTCAGCATTTCAACCAGGTGATGTGTTTGGAATGAAGGTACACTTCCCAGAAGGACGCCGAAAAATAGCCTATTTTGATACTGAAAGCAGTGATTTTGATTTTTACAGACAAGTTAATAAAATAAAGCATTTTAGTAATTTAAATAACCTACCGTCCTGGGCTGACTGTTTTACTGTACGCGAGGATGGCCCAAGCGAAATAAGGGCCTTAATCGTTAATTATTTAGAAAATAACCCTGACTGCCCGATCGTAATTATTGACGGCCTATTGGATCTTATTTTTGATTATAACAGCGAAATAGAAAGCCGCAAGCTGGTGAACTGGTTTAAAAAACTTACTAAGATTTACAACTGTCTATTTGTGGGCGTACTTCACCAGGGCAAAGGACTGGGCGCACAGACACTAGGCCATCTAGGATCAAATTGTGATCGCTGGGCTTCAAGCACTTTAGAAATAATAAAAGACAAAGACAAAAAGACATTTACATTACAGCCTAGGTTTTTAAGATCTAGTGAAGATTTTGATCCAGTGGTACTTATGAATATTGGCGGCAACTGGCAGCAAATATCTATTGAAGGTGAAAGCAAAAAGCCTGAAATAAAGCACCCAAAACAATTTACGGAACTAGATCATAAAAACATAATTAACCAGCTTATTTACGGCCCTATTTCGTATAAAGATCTAATTGCAGACATACAAGAGCAACACGCAAAAGGTACGAATTGGGCCAAACAATTATGTAAGATCTGGATCGATAAAAAATATATTTATAAAAACGATCAAAACTTATATGAAAAAAGATACTAAACGATTTATAGCTTATATGTTAATGAACAAACATTTTAAGCTAGTAAAGAAAGGCGCTAACTGGCGCATAGAATACAACGGCGTTTTATTACAGCCAGAAGATATTGAATTTTTAAAGTTAATTGCAAAAAAAAGCGGCCAAAAATTTGACCGCCTGGACAAAACAATTAACCCTAATTAACTGCTTATTTTCCTTTCACTACAAAGATATATAAAAATGGAATATTACACAGCAATTATTTTTTTTGAAGATCACAAAGAAATAACACCAAAAAAATATCGGAATATTAACCGCGTAGAAAATTTTATTGAATTTGCGCGCAAAGTTGGTGGACATTATGTAAATTTATACGAGAAACGTACAAAAAAATTTTATTGCCGCGTCTGGTTGAACACTTAAAAAATTAGCAGCAACCCAGCACGCCGCCAAAATACCAGCCTAGCGCTGGTTTTTTTGTGCCTGGTATGTATCGCTTAAAAAGTGGTTTAAATTAAAGGTGAAAAGAAAATAATTTAAACTGGTTTAAGTGGTTTAAAATAGGTGGTTTAATTTTTATCTTTGCTAGCCCAGGCGTACGCAAAGATAATAAATTTTAAACTAAAAGTTTAACCAACACACACTATTTTTAAAAAAAAGTTTTTTTGTTTGAAAATCGAACAATTTTTCGTAACTTTGTAAGGTATGGCAGCAAAAAAATGGCTCGCAGCTCTAGTGGGCGCGGCAGCAGTTTACTGGATTTACAGCAAGTATCGCTTTTCCCAGGGCGTTAGCTTCATTATATCTAGGGTGGGCCTGGGTGGATCCGTTTTAGATCCACAGATCAATATCGAGGTAACAATTTACAACCCGACAGCATTTCAAACAGAATTATCAAATTTGAGGGCGCAGCTTTATTTAGCAAGCGGATTAAAAGTGGCAGATGTCTATTATAACAATAGAACGGTAATATTAGCCAATAGCCAGGCAGTTTTGCCGCTGGTGGCTATTACTACCCTAGAAGGTGCGATCGTGGCAATTAGGGAACTAATTAAGCAGAAAAAAGCTGATTTTCGTTTAGCTGGAACGGCCCAGGTGGATGGCGTTTTATTACCTTTTGATATTAAATATAGTTTTGATGGTTTCTAAAAAAGCAGTTTTACAAAAGCTGGCGCCATTTCAAAATTATAAAAGAGTGGTAAGCAGTGATCAAACGGTAACAGACATAATCGATGGTATTGTTGGAACACATTACCAATACCAAGACGAATATGACAAAATAAGTAATTATTTTGTAGGTGAAAGTGAACTTGAAACGGCAAGAAATATTTTTAACTTTTTAAAGTCGAATGTACCTTATTACATTGAAAGTAATAATAATCAAACTTTAAGAAGTCCTAGCGCGATTATTGCTTTAAGACAGGGCGCTGATTGCAAAAGTTACGCGCTGTTTGCAAATGGGGTATTGGATAGTTTAAACCGTAAAGGTATTTTTCAAGTTCCTTTAGCGTTTAGATTTGCGGGATATAAAGATAACACCAGGGAGCCACAGCACGTTTTTGCTGTTATGTACCCAGGAACAAAAAAGGAAATTTGGATTGATCCAGTATTACCTAGATTTAATGAGAAAAGACAACCTAGTTTTTATAAAGATAAAAAAATAAAAATGGCACTAATTGCTTTAAGCGGCGTCGGTTATTCAGCAAGCGACAAACGCGCAGAAATGGAAGCGTATAGAGATAAACTTGTAAGGGATCGTGATAGGCTTTTACAAGCTGGCGTAATTACACCAGGATCGAGCAAAGAATTGCAATATAAAGTTGCAATAAACAAAGTAACTGTTGCGCTTCAGGATTTACCTAGCGTAGCTGGTATTGGTGAATTTGACTGGCAAAATGCCTTTAGTAGTTTAGTAAGTTCAGCACCGCAAATAATTAGTGCTTCGCGTAGAGGCGGCCAAGATCAATTTCAACAATTTGATCAAGGTTTACCAAGTTTGCGTCCTGGACAACCAGTGCAAAGACAAGGTATTAACACCAACACGATTTTATTAATTGGTGGAGCAGCTTTAGCAGCGTTTTTAATCTTTAAGAAAAAGTAATGTATTACAGTTATAAAAATAAAATTGGAGTAGTGCCTATTGCAGCTGTTGTTACAACGGCTATAAAAGTATTGCCTGGTTTTATACCTTTTTTTAGAGGTGCTTTTCAAAGCCCAGCTGGCGACGCTAGGGCCGTAATTAATGCAGTTAAGCAACAAATTACAAGCCAGGACGCTAGAACTAGATTAGGTACTGTAATAGCTGGAAGCCAGCAAAATTTCAAAGCAGCTGATGTAGATGTAAACGAAATGTTATTCTGGTATCGTCAAAATTATCCAAATGATTATATGGAACTATTGCCAGAAGATAAATTATACTGGAATAGTTATTTAGATAATTACAGACAAAGATTTTTAATGCAAAGGCCTGATCTACAAAATAATTTTTTAAACAAATCTTATTTTACAGACGAGCAAATCAATTATAAACCAGGATCACCAGGAACGCAAAAGGCTGGAATGAATATGTTAGTTACTTTAGCAATAGTGGGGGCTGGTATTTTCGCAATTTCAAAAATGAAAAAATAATGACCGCAGCACAAAAAGCAGCAAAGGCAAATTTTAAAAAAGCCATTGAATACAGAAAAAAAACTGGCGTTTCTTTAAAAGAAGCGTTTGCGCACGTTTACGGTAAAAAGAAAGTAGGCGCGGCCCCTAAAAAGAAAGCAGCAAAGAAGGCAGCACCTAAAAAGGCGGCTAAAAAAGTTGTAAAGAAGGCAGCACCTAAAAAAGCAGCAAAGAAAAAACATACAAAGTATGGTAAGGTAAAAGCGCATACTCGTAGAGTAGCTGGAATGAAAAAGCCAGAAAGCGTACACAAAGACACTAAGAGCCACAATGTTAATATACGCGTGGTTTCAGGTTTTGAAAAAATTAGCTTTACCAGGATTAATAATGATAGTAATGGCAACCCTAGATATGTAGTGCATTTTTTAAATTTTTTAAATGACGAGGAAAGATCATTTTTACCTTTTGCAAAAAAATATGAATATGCACTAAAAAAAGCAAAAATGTTAGGTGGTAAAAAATACGACAATAAACAGTATGGTGGTGGTGTTGTATTTCAATCATATAATACAATGGATCTAGAAAAGAAAATAAATGATTTGAGGGATAAAACACCAAAAATTAAATATTAAAATGTACAAAATTTCTTTATATACTAAAAGAAAGGCAAAAGCGTTAAATGTAATTGTCTTACCTAGTGAAAAGAAAAATAAAAAAATAGATGTTTATGACGTTTACGGTAATTTATTAGCAAGTGTAGGTGATCCTAATTACTTAGATTATCCCAGCTTTTTAAGATATTGCGGTAAAAAGATAGCAGACGAAAAAAGAAAATTATATAAAATAAGGCACCAGAAAGATAGAATGGTAAAAGGATCCCCAGGATATTACGCCGATCAATTACTCTGGTAAATTAAATACTTCACAACAATTTAAAAACAAAAAAAATGCGTAGAAGAAAAGCAGCAAAAAAGTCAAGCAGACGTCGCAGAATGTCTGGTATTGGCAAAGTAGGCGGCGCAGCTTCATCTGTACTTTATACAGTAGCAGGAGCAGCAGCAGCACAATTAGTTGGTAAATTTTTACCAGCAGCAACAAATGATAAGATCAAAGCAGCAGTACCAGTTGCAGTAGGTCTTTTCTTACCAAAATTTGTAAAAGGAGCAGCTGGACAAGGTCTTGCAGCTGGTATGATCGCAGTAGGTGGTCTTAAACTTGTACAATCTTTTGGAGTATTAAACGGTATCGGTGCGCTAGCTAGTGATGTAAATTACAAGTTACCAGCAGTTGCAGCATACTACAACCGCGAAGGATTAATTGATAAAAGCTACATGACGCCGTCAATAGCTGGCCTGGATGAAGAAGGCTGTTAATTATTTTCTTTTCACCTTTATTAAAAAAATAAAAAACTTATAACAATGGCTACACAAATGGGCAGCAGAATGGTTTTCGAAAATGCGAAAACCCTCGTGCGCAGTTTAGGTTATTCAGTAGAACACGCTAAATTGACGCAGTCATATTTACGCAGTGAAGTTGCGCTTAGCACTTCTATTGCAAACTATCATATCCCAGTACTTGTAAACGATACTCAAAACGGTGCAAGCCGCGTAAATGAGAAGCGTTTAAACCTACAAGACATTTTCATTACTACTGAAATCGCAGTTGTAATTGGTGTTGGTACTGGAACAAATACCGCAGCAAAATCTTATACATACCCAAACAGTACTGTATTCACATCTGCAACAGATGATGATCTATGGAGTATTTACAACGGTTATTTAAACCTTACTATCAATAATGAGCAAGTGTTACCAGCGTGGGACGTTTTACGCCACTACTTTGTACCACAAACTCAACAAAGTGCAAGCACAACTGACCAGTGGGACGCTAGCCAAGATGCGTTTTACCCAGTTGAGCCAGGTATCGTGATGAACGGTGCTGCAAATATTAACTTCCAGCTTACTGCAAATGGTGCGCCAGCTTCAGTATTAGCTAACAGCTTTATTGCAGTTATCCAACGCGGTATCCTTTGCCAAAACGTTACTACTGTTAAATAGTATTAATGATATGCGCCTGGCGGGCCTTAAACGCCGCCGCCGAGGGTCGGATATTACCCTCATTTTTTTTAATTAATTAATTTTAAGATATGCGTATCAAACGTTTTGAAGCAGTCGAAATCAATGTGCCTAGTGGATCTACACTTACGCGCTTTTTTTTCCCTGATTTACCACAATTAAGAAACGCAAAGATCGAGGCAATACAAGTTTATGCCGCTGGATCAATTACAGCTACTCCACTAACTGGATCAACACCAGTTGCGCTAGCTGATTTGAAAAAGTCAAGTTTAACTTTGTACCAGGGTGATTTACAGCTTATCTACAATATTCCTCTAGTTGCATTACAAAATATTAGCGACAGCGCTACACCTTTTGTATATGATTTACCTAGTATGAATGATATTGATATTAGCTGGACAAAATCATTTGTATCTTTGCCAACAGCACTAGGCACCACAAACGTGGCGTATAGTTTTGGCGTTTATTACTACTTGTAAAATTTTTATATTATGGCAGCGTTTAGGCCCGAAATATTTACTATTGATGAAGTCATAAATTTTTATGACGCAGCAGAAGGAAGCGAATACAGAATATTTGCTGGCGTCAATCCGACACCGCAATATTTGCGTTACAACTTTGTTGGTGAAAAAGAAATTGGACGCCAGGAGCTTGTTAATGCACTTACACAGCTGCGCAATAATATAGAAAATTACAACCCGTATTTAATACAAGTTATTAGCGAGGGAAGTACTGGTAGGGGCAAGAAAAAAGAAAATCCAGTTCTTACCAGTATTTCTTTTCAGCTAAACCGTCCACAACAACTTATGCCAATGCAGTCAATGTCTGGTATGGGTAGCCCTAGAACAGAAATGTTACTGGAAAAGCTAGTTGAACAAAATGCAATGTTAGCTAGCAGAATTGCAGCAATAGAAGCAATGGACGAACTAGAAGAAGAAGAAGAAGAAGCACCAAAAGGGCCTATTGATCAAATGTTAAGTAACCCACAATTACAAGAGGCATTGATTGCTGGCGTAATGTCTTTAGTTAGCGGAATGATAACAAAAGGCGGCACACCAACAGCCATTGCGGGAATTGACGACGAAGCAGAAGCAGTAGAAATTTTAAGATCATTAATGAGTAAGGGCGTTACAATAGATCATTTAAGAAAATTAAATGAAATGAGCAGCGCAAAACTTAGTTCATTGTTATTTATGTTATAATGGCCAGAAGTAATTTTTTAAAAGACAATAGCAGCCTAATTATTGGCCTAGTAGTGGTTTACTTTGGATATAACAAAGTAATTAAGCCAATACTGGAAAGCGTAGGGCTGCAAAAAAGCAGTGAGGAATTAGAAGTAGAGAGGCAGACAAGCAATCCAGGCAGTCCCTGGAACCCAAACTATTGGCGTAAAGGTGGCGCGACAATTTTAAGAAACGCCGACGTAAATAGATATATTGAAACGATTTGGAACGCACCAGGCTATTTTAGCGACGATTTTGACGCTGTTTTAGGCGTATTTAAGCAGCTTAAAACAAAAAGCCAGGTAAGTTATCTAGCAGACAAATTTAACCAGTCAAAAGGGAAAGATTTGTTAAGCTGGTTACAAGGTGGCGGCGCTTTATCGTGGCCCGCGGATCGTTTTAGTGCGGAGCAAGTAAACCAATTAATAAAATACGTTAATGGTTTAAAAAATTATTAAGATGAAAGATAAGGGCAGTTTATTGATATTACTTTTATTAGGTGGCGTAATTGTTTACGCGGCTACTAAAAAGAAAACTAGAAGGGGATCTATTGAAATTGGGCCACTGGATCCAGGTGAATTTATTACTGATCCAGCGGATTTATTAACAGACGAAGAAAAAGCAATGTTTGAAATATGAAAAACAAAAATTTAATATTATTACTAGCAGCGGGAGCAGCTTATTGGTACTTTTTTATGTATAAGAAAAAAGAAGCGCTAAAAATTGAGCAACCAGGTTTTACAGAACAACCAGGGACAAGTGCGCCAGCTGCAATGTTGCAACCAGCAATACAAACTGAAAGTATTTCTATTACAGAGCAAATTAAGGAATTTAGCGCGCCAGCTAGAGTATTACCTTACAAGGAAGAAAATGCTTACCAGAATTATTATGTTCAGCAAATAAGTGGAGTTAAAAAAATGGGCGTACCCTTCACTATTTAATTTTACTTTCACCTTTAATAAAAAATAAAATGGCCGATTATAAAGTAACAGCGGAACTAATAAGATACGACGTGAACTTTACAACGTATGACGTAAGCGGATACGTTACAAGCGACTGTAATAGTATTTTATTTATTAATTACGGTACCAATCCAGTACAGATTGAAAACGTAGTATTGCAACAAAATCAAAGTTTACAAATAGAAGGTAACGCGGGTGAATTTACAACGCGCCGTTTTTTTGCTAACTTCATAAATTCAGGTGGTTTTAATAACCTAGTAACTGTTAAGAAAAATTACATACAATAATGCCACAAATAGATTTATCCATATTAAACCAAAGACAAACGCCAGCGTTTTATGCCGACGTTTTAGCCAATAGGCCCGCAGCTGGTTTTATTGGGCGGATCTTTGTTAGTACAAATACTTTTGAATTTTATCGTGATAATGGGACTGGATGGGATATTATCGGCGGCCCAGGTGCGGGAACTGTAACTGGTGGCGGATCGCTTTATCGTGTAGCAATTTGGAACAGCACTTCAAGTATTGGTGAAAGCAACAATTTAATTTTTGACTTTAGTACAAATAGGCTGGGTATTGGTACAAATGCACCTGGAACGGCGTTAGATGTACATAGTACACAAAGCACCATTTTACAATTAAACCAAACTTCAATTAATGATACCAGAATAGCTTTTCAATTAAGCGGTGCAGCATTATGGAGAATAGGTAATTTTTACAATGGTGGTGCAAATGATTTTGAATTATTTGACGTAATAGGCGCACAAGCGGCAATAACAGTTAAAAAGACGTCGGGCCAAGTATTAATTGGAACTTCAACTGTTGGATCTGGTAAATTAGTTGTGGCAAGTGCAACTGGCGACAATGGCGTGCAAATTGTAGGAGCAAGCGCACCTTCACTTCGTATTGATAACGCTGCAAGTGGACCAACAAAGCGCGCAGGACTGGGTATTTCAACGGCTGTAAACAATTTCATCCAGGGTAGTGCGGATCGTGATTTTTGTATATTTAACGGATCAACAACTGCAAGCCCAATGTTATTTGGTATTTATGACGCTGGATTAACAAACGTTCAAGAAGCAGGAAGATTTAGTGCCGCACGAAATTTTTTAATTGGAACAACTACTGATGCGGGGCAAAAATTACAAGTGGTTGGAACATCAAGATTTTCTGATTTTATCACTATTGATGGTTTTGTAAATGGTGTTTCAAATTCAAAAGATATTAGATTTGGTGGTGGTTCATATATATTTTTAAAATCAGATGGTTTATTGCAATTATCTGGTAATGCAAACTCAATAGAAACACCAAATGGCATTAGGGCTAATACAATCACAAATACTGTAGCTTTCCAATTTGGTGATGTAACATTTAATAAAGGTGCTGGTGTTGATACTACTGTTAGGTCGAGTGGTCAGCCTTTAAGATTTCAGGCAGCTAATACTTTTAATATTCAATTACAAGCTGGTGGTGGAAACGTACTTATCGGCACAACCACAGACGCGGGCTTTAGGCTAGATGTAAATGGTACTGCAAGGGTGCAAACAAATTTTGCAGTTGGTAGTGGATATACACCAAATTTTCAAAGTGGTGAAACAATTAACACAAATGGTAGAATTAGGGCAGAAGGTGGTATTACTTTTAGAAGTGCAGCTTCTGGTGATATATTAGGTCCTGGTATATTTGCAAATGGTGGTACTGGACAAGCTGGTTTAAATTTCTTTTGCGGTGGTGCATTAACTTCAACAATGAATTTTATTGGTGGTGGCACTGGTAATGTTTTACAAATTGGTGCAAGTCAATTTACAAGTGTTGCAACTGGTACTAGTACACAATTAAACATTGTTCCAACATATAATCCAAATGTTCCAACAACTGTAACTTTTAAAGGAATTTATTATTCTGGAAATATTACAGCACCTGGTAATTTTAATGGAGCTCACATAGGTATACAAATTGAAAATGGCGATTCATTATTTAATACGTCAAGTGGTAGTGTAGGTATAGGAGCTACTGCAACAATTAATGCAAGTTCAATTTTACAAGTAACTAGCACCACAAAAGGTTTTTTACCACCTAGAATGACTACTGCACAAAAAAATGCAATAGGTACACCAGCAACGGGACTTATGGTTTATGATACAACATTAAATAAATTAGCTGTTTTTACTGGTGTAAATTGGGAAACAATAACTAGCTTATAAAATAAAATAATATGAAACAAATACAACCTATTCAAATT